GACTGCAGCAAAAATGATTGGTGTAGGTGCTGATGTATATAGAGGATTGCAAGATACAAAAATAAATGCAGCAGCAGAAAAAGAAAAGAAAGAAAAAGAGTTTAACCCTCAAAATGCGTATGCAATTGTATTACAAACGGCTGGCGAACATGGGATTAGTAGTGAGCAACTGAACCAACAACTTGCAAAAATGTTTGGTGTTGGAGTGATTGATAATATCACACGAGATCAGATGTCAAAACTTTATGATTGGGTAAAAGGTTATGAAGTTAACGGCTAAAGGAATTGAATTACTACGCAGTCCTATGGGTGTAATGCTAGTGATACCAGCACCGCACGATAACGATTTATCGAAGATAAAACCAGATAAAGAATACGATGTTGAGATAAAAGAAAAACGTAAACAACGTAGTCTAACTGCAAATAATTATATGTGGCTTATATGCCAAAAGATTGCAAATGTTTTAAGCAAACATTCTTACACATCAAAAGATGATGTGTATAGAAAAGCAATATTAGATAGTGGAGCGTTTACATATGTTCCTATTCGTGAAGATGCGGTTGATAGATATATTCAAGTGTGGCAGTCAGGCGGAACTGGTTGGATAGCGGAAGATGTTGGTAGATGTCAAAATCTTGATGGCTTTCATAACGTTAAATGCTACCACGGATCATCAGTATATACAGTTGAAGAAATGCAACGGCTTATTGATTGCTTAGTTGATGAGTGTAACCAGCTAGGTATTCAACTAGAACCTAGTGAATACATTCAATCACTCATAGAGGGGTGGGATAGTGAACAACAGAAAGAAAAGGGATAACAAATTATATGCAGTAACACGAAAACAAGCCTATGAACGTGATAATGGCTTATGCGTGATATGTGGGAGCGTGGCTAGTCAGTGCCATCACATAGTATTTAGATCACAAGGCGGATTAAGCGATTTAAAAAATCTTGCTTGCCTATGTACAGATTGCCATTATCAAGCACATGGTGTGTTCGCAAAAGAAATTAGACGAAACCTATTAAAGGAAGTTGAAGAAAGGACAGATAAATATGAACGAGTTAATAATGATTAGAGCATACGTAGAAAATCGCATTGAATATTACGAAAAAGACCAAGATAGCAATACGTTTAATAATCGGATAATCTCAGAACTAAACGCAATTTATGCAATGGTTGATAGCGTATTAGATGCAGAAGAAAATGAAGCTGATGAAATTGCTAGTGTGTTAGCACGAATTGTATCACTAGGCAAGCCGTTAAGTGAAGATGAGTTTATCAACAAGCTAAACAAGGACTAGCTTATGAGCGACAACAAAAAGTATTACTATCTACGGCTGAAAGATAATTTCTTTGACAGTGATGAGTTGAAGATATTAGAAAGCATGAAAGACGGCTACTTGTACAGTAATATTCTTTTAAAACTCTACCTACGAAGCCTAAAGAATGACGGAAAGTTAGTAGTAAATGAACGTATTCCGTACAACGCAGAAATGCTAGCAAGTGTAACAGGTCATCAAGTAGGCACTATCAAACAAGCGTTATCTATGTTTAAAGAACTTGGACTTATAGAAGTATTAGAAAATGGTGCTATCTATATGTTGGACATTCAAAATTTCATAGGTAAAGGTAGTACTGAAGCTGATAGACAAAGGCTTTATGACAGAAGAATATCTGAGGAACGTAAACAAAATAAACTAACTCAATCAAGAAATCTTGAAGAAATCTGTAAGAAATCTACACCAGAGATAGAGATAGAGTTAGAGAAAGATATAGAGATAGAGAAAGAGATACATAGTAGTGCAAAAAGCACTACAACAAAACGCAAGCGTTTTGAAAAACCTACTCTATCTCAAATTACACAGTATTGTCTTGAACGCAATAATAACGTAAATGCTGAACAATTCTATGACTACTACGAAAGCAATGGCTGGAAAGTAGGAAAGAACTCTATGAAAGATTGGAAAGCAGCGGTTAGGACTTGGGAGAAGAATAACTACAACAAACCTGCAAAGAGCAATAAGCAAAACGCAATAGATGTTGTTAATAAATTGATGCGTGAATATGGGGGTGAAGATGAACAATCAACAACAGATAGTGAAAGCACTATCGATGTTACAGCTAGCGTACAGTACTGATATGTCAGTTGAACGTATGAAATTGTACGTAACGATGCTTGGCAATATTAATCCTGTAACGCTGGAACAAGCGGTAGCTAACTTGATTAATAAATGTAAGTTTTTGCCAACGATTGCAGAGATACGTGAAGAATGTACAGCATTAAGTGCATATGTGAATATGCATGATGAAGTGGAAACCGCACAAACTGCATGGGAGAAAGTAATAAAAGTAGCAGGCACTTAT